AGCTTTACCTAAGCAACCTAAAGAAATATATAGTTGCAGTAATATAAAGTCAGAGCAGAAGTGGAAACGATTTCCAGCTAATCCTGCTTTTAAAAAAATAAAAACTGTATTCGACTGGCAAACATATCCAGATGATTTTAAACAAAATCACTACGAATACATAGACGAAGAATTTAAAAGAAGAGAACAAGGATTTTGGTTTATGAACAATGGTAAACCAACATACTTAACGGGCACACATTATATGTACCTGCAGTGGAGTAAAATAGATGTAGGTGCTCCAGATTTTAGAGAGGCTAATAGGTTATTCTTTATATTCTGGGAAGCTTGCAAGGCAGATAAAAGAAGTTACGGAATGTGTTATTTAAAAAATAGACGTTCTGGATTTTCTTTTATGAGTTCGGCTGAAACGGTTAATCTAGCAACGTTAGCTAGTGATAGTAGGTTTGGTATATTATCAAAAACTGGTAGCGATGCTAAAAAAATGTTTACAGATAAAGTTGTACCAATAAGTCTCAACTATCCATTTTTCTTTAAACCAATACAAGATGGTATGGACCGACCAAAGTCTGAACTCGCTTATAGAGTGCCAGCTAAAAAGTTTACTCGTAAGAAGATACGTGAGCGTGAGGAAATGGATGACGTTGAAGGACTAGATACAACTATAGACTGGAAAAATACAGGTGATAATAGTTATGATGGTGAAAAACTAAATTTATTAGTTCATGATGAAAGCGGTAAGTGGGAAAGGCCTGATAATATAAAAAATAACTGGAGAGTTACAAAAACTTGTTTAAGGCTAGGTAGTAGAATAGTAGGTAAATGTATGATGGGTAGCACAAGCAATTCACTTGACAAAGGTGGGGATAATTTTAAGAATTTATATAATAATTCTGATGTAACAAAAAGAAATAGAAATGGACAAACAAAATCAGGACTTTATTCTTTGTTTATACCCATGGAGTGGAATTATGAAGGTTTCATCGACGAGTACGGTCAGCCTATATTTAACACTCCTAGAAAACCAGCATTTGATCCCCACGGCTTAGAAATAGATCAAGGGGTTATAGATCATTGGGACAATGAAGCAGAGGGTTTAAAAGATGATCAAGATGCTTTAAACGAATTTTATCGTCAGTTTCCTAGAACTGAAGAGCACGCATTTAGAGATGAAACTAAAAATAGTATATTTAATCTAATAAAAATATACGAACAAATAGATTACAATGAAGGGAATAAAAACTCTTCAGTAATAACAACGGGTAATTTTCAGTGGGCAAGTGGGGTCAAAGACACTAGAGTTACTTTTAATCCAGATCCAAGAGGAAGATTTAAAGTTAGTTGGGTGCCTGGACAAAAATTACAAAATAATGTTATATTAAAAAATGGCATAAAATACCCAGGCAATGAACATGTGGGAGCATTTGGCTGTGATTCATATGATATATCAGGAACAGTAGATGGAGTTGGATCGAAGGGAGCATTGCATGGTTTAACAAAGTTTTCAATGGAGGACGCTCCGGCAAATACTTTTTTTCTTGAATACATAGCTAGACCACAAACAGCTGAAATGTTTTTTGAAGATGTATTAATGTCGTTAGTATTTTATGGTATGCCATTGCTTGCAGAAAACAACAAACCAAGATTATTATATTATTTAAGAAGAAGAGGTTATAGAGGATTTAGCATGAATAGACCTGATAAAATTTGGAATAAATTATCAGTTGCGGAAAAAGAAGTTGGGGGAATACCTAATTCAAGTGAGGATATAAAACAAGCTCATGCCGCTGCTATTGAAATGTACATTAATGATCACGTGGGCTTATTGCAAGATGGTACTTATGGCACAATATACTTTAACGATACATTAAATGATTGGTCAAAATTTGATATAAATAAAAGAACAAAGCACGATGCTTCAATAAGCTCTGGCTTAGCAATAATGGCTTGTAATAGACATTTATATAGACCTAATAAAGAAAGAGAAGTAACACCATTAAACCTTCATATATCAAAATATAATAATAAAGGATTTTCGTCTAGAATAATTAAAAATAAAATATGAGATTAATAGAACACTCTATAAATTTTCCGTCACAAGCGGTAGGTGATTTAGAAAAACTAAGTGAAGAATATGGTTTAAAAGTAGCTAGAGCTATTAGACACGAATGGTTCTCTGGCTCAACGTCTAAATATAATAGTCATAAAAATAATTTTCATACTTTAAGATTATATGCTAGAGGAGAACAGCCTATACAAAAATATAAAAATGAATTATCTATAAACGGTGATTTATCTTATTTAAACTTAGACTGGAAGCCAGTACCTATTATTCCTAAGTTTGTAGACATTGTGGTTAATGGTATGGCACAAAGAAATTACGAAATAAATTGTTTTTCACAAGATCAATATGGTGTTAGTAAAAGAACTGAGTATATGGAAACTATACTTAGAGATATGCGTGCTAAAGAATTTAATGATTTAGTTCAACAACAGTTTAATATAAATTTATATGAAACTGAAAAAGAAAAACTACCAGATAGTGAAGAAGAATTATCTTTGCACATGCAGCTAAATTACAAACAAGCTGTTGAGCTAGCTGAAGAGCAAGCTTTAAATGTTTTATTAGAAAATAGTGATTATGATTTAATAAGACGTAGAGTGCTATATGATTTAACTGTGTTAGGTATTGGTGCGACTAAAACAACATTTGATTTTAGTAGTGGCGCTAGAGCTCAATATGTAGATCCCTCTACTTTAATATATTCTTATACTGAATCTCCTTATTTTGATGATATTTATTATATAGGCGAAGTAAAAGAAATACCTATTAACGAATTAGTTAAAGAGTTTCCAGAATTAACAGAAGAAGAAATAAAAGAAATATCAGATAAAAGAGCGTATCCTTCAGATTATGTAGCTAATAGAGATAAAAATAAAGTTCAAGTGCTTTACTTTAATTATAAAACACATATGAATAGTGTTTATAAATTAAAACAAACTAAAGCTGGCGGAGAAAAGATAATACAGAAAGACGACTCTTTTAATCCTCCTGAAAATATGGATGGTAATTTTGAAAAACTTGAAAGAGTAATAGAAACTCTTTATGAAGGAGTTTATTTAGTTGGGGCTGATAAAGTATTAAGGTGGAGAATGTGTCCTAATATGATGAGAACTGATTCTGATTTTAGTAGCGTTAAAATGAATTATCAAATTGTAGCACCTAGAATGTACGAAGGTAGAATAGAAAGTTTAGTTAGTAGAATAACTAGCTTTGCTGATATGATACAACTAACACATTTAAAGCTACAACAAGTTATGGCTCGTATGGTACCAGATGGTGTTTATTTAGATGCTGATGGTTTAGCTGAAATAGATTTAGGTAACGGAACAAATTATAATCCACAAGAAGCTTTAAATATGTTTTTTCAAACAGGTTCTGTTATAGGTAGAAGTTTTACAGCTGATGGCGATGGTAATCCTGGTAAAGTTCCAATACAGCAAATAAATAACGGTGTTAATGGCGGTAAGCTACAAAGTTTAATTCAAACATATAATTATTATTTACAAATGATTAGAGATGTAACCGGATTAAATGAAGCAAGAGATGCAACAACACCAGATAAAAATGCTTTAGTAGGCGTTCAAAAATTAGCAGCCGCTAATTCTAACACAGCAACAAGGCACTTATTACAATCAATGTTGTTTATAACGGCTGAAGTAGCTGAATGTTTATCATTACGTATAGCTGATATAATAGAATACTCACCAACAAGAGATGCTTTTATAAGAGCGCTAGGCGCTCATAATGTAGCAACATTAGATGAAATGAAAAACTTACATCTTTATGACTTTGGTATATTTATAGAATTAATGCCAGATGAAGAAGAAAAAGCTATATTAGAAAATAATATACAAGCTTCTTTAGCTCAACAGTCAATTGACTTAGATGATGCTATTGACTTACGTAACGTTAGAAATATAAAACTAGCAAATGAATTACTAAAAGTAAAAAGAAAAGCAAAACAAGCGAAAGATCAAGCGATGCAACAGCAAAACATGCAGGCTCAGGCCCAAGCAAACGCACAAGCTCAACAAGCAGCAGCTCAGGCTGAGGTTCAAAAAAATCAAGCAAAAGCTCAATCCGATGCTCAATTGGAACAAACTAGAACACAATTAAAAATACAGTATCTGCAGCAAGAAGTTCAGTCTAAAAAAGAACTAATGCAGTTTGAGTTTGAATTGAACTCACAGCTAGAAGGTATGAAACAACAAACCAACAACCGACAAGAAGAAAAAAGAGAAGACAGAAGAGACCAAAGAGTCGATCAACAAGCCGCTCATCAAAAAGAAATGATAAGTCAAAGAAAAGAGGGTGAATCTACTAAAAAATTTGAATCATCAGGTAATGATATACTTACGGGAGGGGCAGGCATGGACAAATTTAGTATTTAATATTTTATAAAATTTTATTATGGAAGAAAACAAAGAAGTTGTTGAAGAAACAACAGAACAACCTATACAAGAGGTTAAAGAAGAAAAACAACCTAGAGATAAAAAAGGTAGATTTAAATCAGCCGAAGATGACGGTGTTATAAAAGTAGATTTAAGTAAACCTCCACCATCTCAAGAAGTTGTTGAAGAACAAAAAGAAAACGTAGAGCAAGTAGTAGAGGAAGAAGTAACTGAGCAACCAATAATAGAAGAAGTTACAGAAGAAGAAAAGGTAGAAGCAGTTGAAGACGCGGTTGTAGAAGCCGTGGAAGAAGCTGAAGCTACTGGACAACCACTACCAGAAAATATACAAAAGTTAGTAGACTTTATGGATGAAACAGGTGGTGACATACAAGACTATGTTAATCTAAATAAAGATATAGGGAGCATGGATGATTCTGATGTGTTAGACGAGTATTATCGTACAACAAAAGCACATTTATCTCCTGAAGAAAGATCGTTCTTATTAGAAGACACATTTGGTATTGACGAAGAATTAGATGACGAAAAGTCTCAACGTAAAAAGAAAATAGCCCTTAAAGAGCAAGTTGCCGAGGCTAGAGCCCACTTAGACAGGCAAAAGTCTAAATATTATGAAGATATCAAAGCTGGAAGTAAACTTACAGAAGAACAACAAAAAGCTATTGATTTTTTCAACGAATCTGAAGAACAAAAAAAGTTATCAGAAAAGCGCAAAAGAACATTTTTAAATAAAACAGATAGTTTCTTTGGACAAAATTTCAAAGGTTTTGAATATAATGTTGGAGATAAAAAATATCGATTTAATGTTAAAGATGTTGATAAAGTAAAAGAAACACAAAGTGATATTAATAATTTTGTTAGTAAGTTTGCTAGCGAAGATAAAACAACTATTAGTGACACAGAAGGTTATCATAAATCTTTATTTACAGCCATGAATGCTGATGCAATAGCTAAACATTTTTATGAACAAGGTAGAGCTGATGCAATAAAAGGTCAAGTAGCGCAAGATAAAAATATAAATTTAGAACCTAGAAAAACACACGGTGAATATGAAGCTGGTGGCATAAAAGTAAAGGTTTTAGGTGAAAGTTCTAAAGATTTTAAATTTAAAATAAAAAGTAATAAAAGAAAATAATAACATTTAAAATTTGAAATTATGGCAATAACTGCGGGAGGTAGTTTAAATAGTGTACCTGCTCCACAAAAGCAAACACTAAACACAAACTATCTAGATTTTACGGGCACAACGGATACAACTTGGGCTCAACAATACCTGCCTGATTTAATGGAAAAAGAAGCTGAAGTTTTCGGACCGAGAACTATATCTGGTTTCTTATCTAAGATTGGAGCGGAAGAAGCTATGTCATCTGATCAAGTAGTATGGTCTGAACAAGGTAGATTACACTTATCTTATAAGTGTTCTATGATAGATCATGATGCTGGTATATCAGGTAACTTAGGTTGTAAAATAGAAATATTAACTGACATGGATGGTCAAGATCCAGGTAATAATCACGGTGTTAGACTTAATGACACTGTTATTGTAGCTGGTGGAACTGGTCAAACATTTAAAGGTATCGTTACTGAAGTATCAACTGTATTCATTGAGGTTATACCTTATGACGCAAATGATTCTGTTATAGCTAACGGAACTGATAACTGTACTGTATTAGTTTACGGTTCTGAGTTCAAAAAAGGGGTATCTTATCCAGGCGCACTAGCTGACGCTGGTGGCTCTCAAGCTGCTTCAACTGAATCAAGAGGCGCTAACGAACCAAAGTTTCAGACTTTTTCTAACAAGCCAATTATCTTAAAAGATTACTACGAAGTATCAGGATCTGATACATCTAGAATTGGTTGGGTAGAAATATCAACTGAAGCTGGTCAATCAGGGTACCTTTGGTATTTAAAAGCTGAGGCTGATACAAGAGCTAGATTTAATGATTATCTAGAAATGTCAATGATTGAAGGTGTAAGAGCATCAGGAACAAACGATGCTGACTTAGCTGTTCATCAAACTGACGGCGCTGCAACTGGTACTGAAGGTTTATTTGCTGCTATTGAATCAAGAGGTAATTTAACTTCAGGTGTAACTGGTGTTAATGCTGCTACTGATTTAGCTGAGTTCGATGCTATTTTAGCTGAATTTGACAAACAAGGTGCTATTGAAGAATACATGATGTTTGTTAATCGTTCAACTAGTTTAGCAATAGACGATATGTTAGCTTCAATGAATTCTTACGGCGCTGGAGGTACTTCTTACGGAGTATTTGACAACGACGAAGATATGGCATTAAATTTAGGTTTCTCAGGATTTAGAAGAGGTTCTTATGACTTCTATAAATCTGACTTTAGATACTTAAATGATTTAGCTACAAGAGGTGGTATTAATGCTGTTGCTGGTGCTAGCGCTATCAGAGGTGTTATGATACCTGCTGGTGTATCTACTGTGTACGATCAAAATATGGGTAAAAATTTAAAAAGACCTTTCTTACACGTTAGATATAGAGCTTCACAAACTGATAATCGAAAAATGAAAACTTGGGTTACTGGTTCTGTTGGAGCTGCTACATCTGCTTTAGATGCAATGCAACTTCACTTCTTATCAGAAAGATGTTTAATCACGCAAGGTGCAAACAACTTTATGTTGATGAAGTAAGATTATTTATTTATAAGGGCGGTCTAGTATCGCCCTTATATTTTTATTAATTATATTATATATTATATTATGGCAAAGAAAAAAGAAACAACTAAGGTTGAAGAACCTGTAGTTAAAGAAAAGGTTTTTGTAGAAGAGCAACCTAAGGTTGAGGCTATTAAAATAAAAGCTGAACCTCAAAAACCAAAAGCTCCTAAATGGGAGATTAAAAATAGAGTATACTATTTAAAAGGAAATAAAAAGCCTCTTAGTAGATCAATAAGATCATCTAATATTTATTATTTTGATGAAGAAAAAGGTTACGAAAGAGAATTAAAATATTGTACAAATCAAAAAACTCCATTTGTAGACGAAATGAAAGGAGATCAAAGATTAGAACATATTATTTTTAGAAACGGAGCATTATTTGTAGATAAAGAAAAAACAGTTTTACAAAAATTGTTATCACTTTATCACCCTCATAGAAATGAATTATTTTTTGAACACAAACCTGTTGAAATTGCTAAGAATCAATTAGACTGGCTAGAGTTTGAAGTTGAAGCGCTTAAAATAGCTAAAGAAATGGATATAGATATGGCAGAGGCTATATTAAGAGCTGAAATAGGTTCTGAAGTAAACACCTTAAGTTCTAAAGAGTTAAAAAGAGATTTATTATTATTTGCTAGAAAAAATCCTAAATTATTTTTAGAATTAACTACTGATGATAATGTAAAACTTAGAAACTTTGGTATAAAAGCTGTTGAAAATGGAATATTACTTTTATCACAAGATCAAAGATATTTTAAATGGAGATCAACTGGTAGAAAAATAATGACAGTTCCTTTTGACGAGCATCCGTATTCAGCGTTAGCCGCTTGGTTTAAAACTGATGAAGGCATGGATATATACTCAAATATAGAAAAAAGAATGAACTAGTTAGCTTAAACTAACAAAACTATAGCCACCTTAACGGGTGGCTATTTTTATTTAGGGGCTAACCTTCCACTTTATTATGTAACTATATAATAGTAAAATGAAAACAAATGGCAGTAAATATAAATAGTGTATATCAAAAAGTTTTAACCTTGCTTAACAAAGAGCAAAGAGGCTATTTAACACCTCAAGAATTTAACTTATTAGCTGATAGAGCTCAAAACGAAATATATGAAAATTATTTTCATAAAATAAAGACTTCAGGTATGAAGCCTAAGAACGACGCTGATTATGCAGATGTAGTTGAAATGTTAGAAGAAAAACTACATCCTTTTCATGTAGATTATTCTGTTACTTCTGATGATGGTAGTATAACGCTAACTAGTATGTATAAATTAGTTAGTATAACAAGAGAAGGTAAGCGAATGACGCAGGTTAATAAAAATGAAATAGATTATATAAATGGTAATCCTTTAACAAAGCCTACTATTAATAGATCTGTTTTTGTAAGAGAAGATGCTAATAATATAACAATACACCCAGCACCTACCGCCTCAACTTCTTTTGAAGTTACTTATTATAAAGAACCTACAGCTCCGAGTTGGGGATATGTAGTTGTAAATGAAAAAGCTTTATATAACTCAAACACTAGTGTAGACTTTGATTTACACACGTGCGAAGAAGAACCTTTAGTTTCAAGAATATTAATACTAGCGGGTACTACTATAAAACAACCTGAAGCTCAGCAAGCAGGAGCTCAAGACATGCAATTAATTCAAAATCAACAAAACTCGTAAAATATGGGATTATTAGACGGAACAGATGCTTCATCTTATTATAGCTCAAGCAATTCTGCAAATTATGGTAATTATCAATTTACATCACTAGAAAATATAGTAAACGCCTTTATGGTTATATATGTTGGTGAGGGTAAAATAATATCTAAAGTAAATAGAACAGACGTTCAATTTCATGCTATGAGAGCAATACAAGAACTCTCATATGATGTACTTAGATCTTTTAAGTCTCAGGAAATAGAAGTTCCTAATACTCTATCAATGATTCTTCCACAAGATTATGTTAATTATATAAAGTTAGTTAGGGTTGGTACTGATGGTATTGAAAGAAGATTATATCCAACTAGTAAAACCTCTGATCCATTTGCGATAACACAAGACGCAAACGGTAACTATCAATTTAGTGACCCTGCTAATGATAACGTTTTTGAATTAACAGAGCAAACACCAAGTAACACATCTGAAAGCTTTGAAAGTACAACACCAAATAATTTTAATTTATATGATATAAACTATATATCAGATGTTGAAATATCAACAGAAGGTAGAAGATATGGATTAGAGCCTAGTCACTCTCAAATGAATGGATCATTTTTTATAGATAATTTAAGAGGCCTTGTTAAATTTAATTCAGATTTAGCTGGCGAAACGATAATACTTCATTACGTAAGCGATGGCCTAGGTACTGACTCTGAAATGATTGTCCATAAGTTTTGTGAAGAGGCTTGTTATAAACATATAATGTACGGTATATTATCTACAAAATCTAATATGCCAGAATACATAGTGCAAAGATTTAAAAAAGAAAGATTTGCTGAAACTAGAAAAGCAAAAATAAGATTGTCAAATATTAAAATGGAAGAATTTACTCAAGTATTAAAAGGTATGGGTAAACAAATTAAATAGTTATGCCGGAGATTAAACACAATTTTGCAGGTGCCAAAATGAACAAAGACGTCGACGAGCGTATTGTTCCTAATGGCCAATATAGAGATGCTTTGAATATTCAAGTTGTTACTACTGATAGCGATTCTAGTGGCGTTGGTGATGCTGGGACTTTGCAAAATTTAAAAGGTAATAGACTTGTGGCTACAGGCTCAGCTACTACTGGATATGACGGAAAAACTTCAAAAATAATTGGTAGTATAGCTGACGAGGCAGAAGATGCTTCTTATTATTTTATTGCTGCTCCAGTTCCACTTGATGGTTTAGAGAATATAGGCTCAAGTACTATAACGAGTAGTGTTAGCTGGATAGATAGTATTATAAGATTAGAAAATAATGGTACGGTAACGCCGATAATTGTAGATAAATTTGCTATTACATT